AGGTTGAAGTACGCATCCCGGGAATCGTCGGGAAGGATTGGGCCGACCTGTGACCAAAGACGAGATAAAGGCACTCGCCACAGCATACGCAACCGCCAAAAACGTACCGCTAGAGGAAGTCCGGGAAATGTACGCCTACTGGAAAGACGAAACCGCCGAATTGCTTGCTTACTGGCAGCGGGAAACGGTAACCAATAACGGGAGCGCAGTCGGTATCAACGCCCGTATTCGCGCACAAATCGCAGACAAACGGGAGGCAGCGTGAGCAAAGTCACCCCCACTCAGCGCACCCTAAAGCACATGCGCGACCGTGGCTATACCTGCCAAGTAGTCGAACACTGGAACCCGTGGGCAAAGATCCGGCAGGACTTGTTCGGATTTGGTGACGTTCTATGCCTTGGCGACAACGAGGTGGTCATGGTGCAGGCAACGAGCTACAGCAACGTATCGGCCCGAGTCGCAAAGATTGCCGACCACGAAAACACGCCTGCGGTACGGAAGGCGAATATCCGCATCCTCGTACAAGGATGGGACGGGGCAAAGCTGCGGGAGGTGGATTGCTCATGATCGCACTAGACGACGACGCAGCCGAGTTTTACGAGGAAAGAGCCGCCATTTTGCACTTTGAGGCGGGATGGCCGAAAGAAAAGGCCGATGCGCTGGCATTGGCAGAGGCAGAGGCTTATCAGGCAGCGAAGGGGAAAGCAGATGACTAACCGCTGCCCAACTTGCGGTCAAGCAAAGAAGCGCAGCATTCCGCAAAACAAGCGTCTGCACGACATTATCGGACAGATAGCGGAATACCCCGGCGTCGCCAAGAAATGCTTTAGCACGAAAGTCCTTAAGACCTACTTCAAGGATTTGTACCTCGGCTATGAGGAAGTGACGCTTCCGAACGGAAAGCGCGTTGAAGTGCTGCGCTCAACTGCCAATCTGCCAACGGACGAATTTAACGAGTTTATGCAAAAAGTAGAGCTATGGGCAGCAGAGCGAGGCATTCCGCTGAATCTGGAGGACTCATGAGCAACGCAAGCAAAGCCCACATGGGCAGAGTCGCACAACTTCCCTGCGCCTGCTGTGGCGCTCACGGCGTGCATGTGCATCACATCCGGGAAGGCCAGGGCATGGCACAACGCGCAAGCGACTTTTTGACCGTGCCACTTTGCCCCTCTTGTCATACCGGGCCAAACGGAATCCACGGCAACAAAAGCCTGTTACGGATTCAGAAGCGCGACGAAATGGATCTGCTGGCATGGACGATTGAAAGGCTGTCGCAATGATCCTCCCCAGCTACAAATACCGCGACCCGCTACTGAACCTGCTAGACGAGGAACGCCGCACATGCAAAGGATGCCGGTTCCTGATGCCAGTATTCGACCGCCAAGTATGCGGATTGCAGCGCAGAAAGCTAAGACGCTGCGGAATGTATGCCGAGAAGGGGGAAAAATGAAAAACGAGGACATGGGCTTTGCAATGCTGGTTCAAATCCTGGAGGATTGGGCAGACTGGCAAAAGGGCTACCGGATGAAAACCGGGTATCCGTCCGTTTCTGCCGGATTCGATCCTGGCGGCTATGTGTCAAAGACGTTCGACGAGATGGCAGACGAAAACGACCAAGAGATAAGCCGCCTCGTGGATTACGCCATAGATGACCTGATTCCGGTACAGTCTGCCGCTATCTATCGCCGGTATCTTGGGGCAATCTTCCGGTTAAATCGTGTCCCGTATGAGACTGCGCTGCTAGACGCCCACATTACGCTGCTGCAAAAGTTGCCAGAGAAGGGAGTAGTACTGTGAAAAGCGTTTTTAGAAAACGTTGCAACAGAAGCATGGTCTTTTTTGATGGAATTGGGTTTGTGCCTACCGCCACCGATCAGGATGACGCCATTGTGTTTATAAGCAGACCCCCAAATAAAATAGGTGACAAGGCTATTGTTTATGTTGAGGGCAGGCGCTTAAGCGTCACCCTGCTGCGCTCTAGCGGTATGAAAAAAAATAGCTTGTGGCTTGTTCATTGCGGCGTGTAAATAGTTGCAATCGCTATTTTTTCGTGCTAGTATCGGTTCGTGGGGCTTCGTGCGCCCTAAAATCCATACGCATGACGATTCAAAACAAGCGGCTAGCCAAGTAGCCGCGCCGATCTTGGATGATGGTTCCGAGTCGTCAGCCGTATGGGTGAATAGCTTGCTGCGTACAGGATAAACGCCTCCTGCACCCATAACAGCTTGCCCGCCATGTGCGGACGTAGTAACAATCTCGCTATGCGGGGTTAGCAACAACACCCGCCACGCCTAGAAAGCTGGTTCCCGGCATTGCTGGCCCGTAAAGGGCGACGCGCACTCGGCGGGTTTCTACACAAAGCCTCGACTCCTAACGGACTCGGGGCTTTTTTGTTGCCTGTCGCAATGGCAGGTTCGATGGCTGCGGCATCGTTAAAACATGGGTTCTGATAGGCGACTCGCTCAGTAAAGCCTATCCCTGCCGACTTGAAAGAGTAGTCGGAACTCCGGGGTTCTGGCCCGACCCGCGTTACAAAATGAGCCTGTAGCGCACAAACCATCCTCCAAAGCACAACCAAGCTATGCCGACCACGGGCAGGACGTTCTACGTCTTACGGTGGGGCAGCGTCTGGCGACACGATAGTTCGCGGATGGATATACGGAGTGGTCGTCTGCTTTATCTCAAGGAGCATCTAGCCGAGAGAACCCTGCCAGTTGGGTATGGGGTGCAGACATACGGGCCACGGCTAAAGAACAAAACGGTAACGATTCGCAATAACGATTACAGATAAGAACGATTCTCAACACAAACGAGAATGGTTCGCAACAATTCCCCCAAGCCCGCAGCTTGGCAGAAACAGGTTTCGGCTACCTGTGGAATGAAAAGCCGCCCTCTTCATTGCCTCCAAATACCGCAGCCCTCAGTGCATACGCATAGCCGGATGGGGGCATCCCGAACTGGCGATCCAGTGTCCGCGCAAGCGAGGTATTCACATGGCAGAACAAAGAAAACGCGGCAGGCCGATGGGCGTCCGTCACCAAGACGACGTAAGAGCCAAGATTCAGGCCGGTCAATTGGTGAAAATCCTTACAGATCATGCGATTGGCCTGACGGAAGAAATCAGCGCCTCCAGGATGAAGGCAATCGAAATTCTGCTGCGTAAGTCGCTTCCTGATTTGCAGGCTATCGAGTTGAAGGCGGATGTAACCGGAACGTTTGCCATACTCGCCACCAGCAAAGACCAAGACCTGTGAAGCTCACAGACAAGCAGGAAGCCGCGCAAGCTATCCTGGCCGGACTCGCAACCAATGTGATGCTGTTCGGCGGCTCACGTAGCGGCAAGACGTTTCTGTTGGTGCGTAACGTCGTATTCAGGGCGCTGAAGGCTGAAAAGAGCCGGCACGCGATATTCCGGTTCCGGTTCAACGCCATCAAGACATCGATTGTGCTTGATACCTTCCCGAAGGTCATGAGCCTGTGTTTTCCGGGCATCAAGTATGAGCTAAGCAAAACGGACTGGTACGCGACGCTCCCGAATGGCTCTGAGATATGGTTCGGCGGCCTTGATGACAAGGAGCGCACCGAGAAGATTCTCGGCATGGAATTCGCCACGATCTACCTGAACGAATGCTCACAGATAGCCTGGTCGTCTGTCGGCGTCGCAGTAACACGACTGGCGCAAAGGGCTGTGCAGCATATCGAAGGCATCGCAGACAAGCCGCTGAAGCCTCGGATGTACTTCGACTGTAACCCGCCGAATAAGGCGCATTGGACGTATCAGATATTCGTCGCGAAGCTCGATCCGGAGACGAAACAGCCGCTACAGAAGCCGGCTGACTATGACTGCTTCCAGATCAACCCGCAGGACAACGCCGACAACCTGTCAGAAGGCTATCTAGACACGCTCAAGAGCCTGTCAGGTCGCTTGCAGCGCCGGTTCCTGATGGGGGAGTTCGCAGACGCGAACCCGAATGCGCTGTTCCGTGAGACGGATATAGACAAGTGGCGCAGTACGAACGAACTGCCCGACTTTGTGCGCGTGATTGTTGGCGTTGATCCGTCCGGATCTGACGACGAGGACAACGCGCAGAACGATGAAATCGGGATTGTCGTTGGTGCGCTTGGTACTGATGGCAATGCGTACCTATTGGAAGACTGCACCATCAAGGCAGGGCCGGGAACGTGGGGGAAGGTCGTCGCCTCGGCCTATGACCGCCACGCGGCCGATCTGGTCGTCGCTGAAAAGAACTTCGGCGGCGCAATGGTCAAGCATGTCATTGATACCGCCAGACCGCGCACGAATTACAAGCTGGTCACGGCCTCAAGAGGAAAGGTTGTCCGTGCTGAACCGTTCTCCGCGCTCTATGAGCAAGGGAAGGTCAGGCATGCGGGCAACTTCAACGCGCTGGAAGATGAACTGACGGCGTTCTCGACCGTTGGTTATACCGGCGAACGCTCACCGAACCGCGCAGATGCCTGGATCTGGGTGCTGACCGAACTGTTCCCCGGCATGGTCAGGCAGGAGCGCAAGAAACCGGACGCGTCCGTACATATGCACGCTTCCGCATTGGGATGGATGGCATGAAAACAGGAAAACGGCAGCGCGGCGCTGCATCGCTGAACGTCGGCTATTCGCAGGCGATTCCCGCTCACATGCGCGGCAAGGTGCTTGAAGTCTCGCACGTTCATACAGACGAGGTGCATCGCGGCAAGGGCCAAGCGACGCAGCTACTGATGGACGTATGCGACGAGGCCGACACGGATGATGTCGTGTTGATGCTGATGCCAGACGGCGAGTCATGGCTGGTCGATTGGTACGAGAAGTTCGGATTTGTCGAAATACAGGAATACCCGCTGCTGATGGCGCGGCCACCTTACAAGGAATTGCACTAATGGCGAAAGAGGAACGAGACATCGTAGCGGAGGCGAAACAGCGCTTTGAACGCGCAAAATCCGCCTATGACGCCTCGCGTGCGCTCGCTATCGCTGACACGAAGTTCGCAATGGGCGATTCGGATAACGGCTGGCAATGGCCTGACGACATCCGGAACAGCCGCAAGGGTGACAAGAAGGTGTGTCTGACCGTCAATGTGACGGC